CATTTACGGGTTGAGAAGAACCTAGTTGTACATTTACCTTTCCAATGGTAGGCATTTATTTACCTTGTAACCCTTGGCGAAACATCAATTATACCTTCTAAAACTCTTGTTACAGTACTACCAGTTGTTATGATTGTGTCGTAAAGATAACGACCTGGTGCAATGTTTGCAGTTTGTGCAGAAGTTAATGATAGTGTTATTGTTCCATTGGCTGCAGCAACTGTTGCAGTAAATGTTGCAGTAGCGTTTGAAGAATAAAAAGATTTTCTAATTTGACTATTTGCAGTATAACCAGTTAAATCGTATACGGAACCATTCAGGTCATCTAAAGTGATAACTGAAGAAAACGTGGTTCCTTGTTCCATGTAAAGATTTACATATGCGGCTGCCATTTTATCCCTTGAATATAATAAAGTATACTATATTTATATATTCAATGGTCCAGGTAATCTTTTCATTCCATCTTTGATGGCAACTAACCATGCGGAAGTTACACAAACATTTATGGATCTCATCCAATCATTTGGAAAATATGTTTCCCTTCTATATTCCTGGAACCTAATAGTTTTATTGTCAATAAAGTTTGCTAAATAAGAATTTGTATAATATAAAAAACAGTTTTCATTCCAGTAACTAACGTGTGTTGGATCCTGAAATGCTCCACGACCATCTGTGCTAGGCACTTCTATGAATGCCCATCCACCTGGTGCCAATACCCTATGTATCTCACTCATAATCTTGGTTTTATCATACAGATGTTCTATAATATGACTCGCATTTATAACACCTACTGAATTATCTGGTAGTGGTATACCATCATTTAAATCGTGAACACAGTCCGCATCTTTTCTCAGATCGATTGCATAATAGTTTGGATAAGGGTTTAACCCTCCACCAAGGTCAACTTTCATTAATCCTTTTAATTCTGCATCTCTTTCTGCTAATTTTTGTGCGTATTCATTATGTAATTCTCTTGTCTTTTGTTGAATCTCAGCATTCATTTTATCTATAGATGTATTGCTTCCAGTAATTCTATAGATATATAAAACTTTAGGTATTTTTACCATTTTAGTTTTCAGATATGTTCTTATGCATAATTCATGGTCTTCACAGACAATCATTTTTTTATTATGCCCACCAATAATATGGTATACAGATGTTCTCCATGAACGCACATGATCGGGTGCATACCAAATATAAGACAAACTGTGACTGGTCGGTTCAAAAGAATTCATTGCAATTAAATCTTTACCTTTCCAATTAAATGTACGGTGCGTCCAACCATACGATTGATTGAAAGGAATAAATTGGTCTTTCATATGTAACATCGCTGTATCACTATATACAAACCCAACAGATTCATCTTGATATGCTTTGTTCAACTCTTGTAAACAATCTGGTGTAATCATATCATCATGATCAACTTCAACTAAAACATCACCTTCACCTAAAAAGAATGCTGCTCTTTTGATTATTCCGCATCCGATTGCTTCAGTTTCGGATTTATGAATATGAACTTTGTCATTCGTTCTAATGTTTTCAGGTATATCATCTAATGTAATTTTATTGTTTAGATATAAAATCCATTCCCAATTTTCGTGCGTCTGGTCACATATTGAATTATAAAGTTCTATCAGATAAGGTATATTTTTTGGGTCGTGCGTTGGTGTAATAATACTAAATTTTAAATTTTTCATATCAATCAAAGAAGAATAGGTGTGTAAGTCTCCCGTCTTTCATACCTTCACCAAAATATGGTCCAGCAGAATGTATACAACGAGCATCCATGATAACTAATCTATTGTATATATTGGCCGCCGAATCTGTTATCTCAAATTTAGTGCTATCTAAAAACCCGCCACTAAAAGCACCATTGATTTCCGTTTCTCTTGCATCTCTTGTGCCGTTTAATTTAGAACGGTGTAATCTTGTACCGCTTTCTACTGGTGCATTTGGTGTCAGGTATATCATCGCTGCCCAATTTTGATTGTCGAAATGATATACCTGAGGGTCTTCAGCAGTACAAATTTGAAAACAACCATTGTATACATGATCTTCAAAATTATATATTTTTTCACCCATGATTATTTCGAATACTTCTTTTATGCCTTCAGGTCTACAAGGTTCAATAGAACGTAGACCTTTGTACCATTTTAAATCTCTTTTATACTCCATAGACAGAGCCAAATTCCTCATGTAATCTGGATCCGTGTAGAAATCATCCACAATAAACATTCTTTTACGCATAACAATCCTTTAAATTATTTTTTCAATTCATCAATTTCTTTTTTGAGTTCCTTAATTGCTTCAATTAAAAGTGCTACAATATTTGAATATGCTATAGTATAGTATTCATCACCTTTTACAACAACTTCTGGTAAAATTTTTAACAAATCCTGTGCGATTAGACCAACATTTTCTCTACCATTTGTATCTTTGAATGATACACCTTGCATAGATAAAATTTTCTCCAATGAATTTTGAAGTGCTTTGATATCAGTCTTTAATCTTCTATCAGAATATGCAGTAATATTACCAGGTGCAACAAGGTCACCGGTACTTGCATTGAATGAGAATGCTGTGGTTGTAGTTCTTACATATGGTGTTGTTGCGGACCCTGCTGTCGTTATAAAAACAGGATAGTAAGTTCCTGCTGTCGTTGTGTTTGTCGCATTAATAGAAGTTGATGGACCTGCCGCGCCTTGAGCTCCTGTAGAACCTTGTGCTCCTGTAGAACCTTGTGCACCAGTGGCGCCTTGCGCACCTGTACCGGTTGCACCTTGGAAACCTTGTGCTCCGGTATTACCTTGTGCTCCAGTATTACCTTGGGCACCAGTGGCACCTTGTGCTCCAGTATTACCTTGTGCTCCAGTGGCACCTTGAGCACCTTGAAGCCCTTGGAAACCTTGATTACCTTGCGCACCTGTAGAACCTGTAGAGCCTGTAGAACCTTGTGCGCCTTGTGCGCCTTGGAAACCTTGTGGTCCAATTAAACCACTACTACTGCCAACCCAATACCCAGCGGAATTGACAATTTCTTGAGAACCAACAGTAATTCCACTATTTGCAAACAGTTTCGTAGAAACTTTTAAGGTTGCTGTATTAACTTCTGATACACCTGCAGCGCCGCCTATAGATAAAGTTTCATCAGTTATTATTCTTGAAAATGTTCCTGTGTATGTGTTTCCAATTTGCCAGTTTTTATTACTTTCTACCCATCGAATTTCTGCATTTACACCACTTGGTCTATATAAACCAAAAGAACCATTGACCGCCGCAGCTAATCCTGTTCCTATCGTCAACACATTTGAAGCATATACTGTTGTGCCACTAATAATAAGATTGCCGGCAGTTTGTATATCTCCCGTTGTTACTAATTTTCCGCCAATGTAAACATCCTTTTCAACACCAACGCCACCATCAATAACTAATGCACCACTATCTTTGTTTGTTGATTGTGTTGTGTCATTAATAATTACTGCGCCAGTATGCGTAGTGATACCAGTTACACCTAGTGTACTGGATATTGTGGCAGCATCTGTTACAAAAAGATTGCCTGCGGTGTAAGTATTACCAGTTGTCGAGTTTACAGAAAATTTGTTTGTGTTAACTACAATATTGCCAGTAGTTGTTAATGAGTGTGTATTAACACTTGTGTTTGCTTGAATTACATTCATCCAGGCTGAACTTGTCACATTCAATGTTCTAGTGTTAATTGCGGTATTACCCTGTACAAAATTCATGAATCCGGTGTCAGTAACACTTAATGTTCTGGTGTTTACACTTGTATTACCTTGTACAAAGTTCATTGATCCTGTACCGACCACAGATAGTGCTGCTGTATTAACAGTAGTATTACCTTGTACGGTATCCATAAATCCGATACTTGTAACCGATAATGTTCTAGTGTTTACATTTGTGTTTGCTTGAACAGTATTTAAATAACCTGTGCCTGTGACGGACAACAAAGCAGTATTGACACTAGTGTTACTTTGGACAGTATTTAAAAATCCACCACCCATTACAGATAATGTGGCAGTATTGACACTAGTATTGCCTTGCACCGCATCCATGAAACCCGTACTAGTAACTGATAATGTTCTAGTATTAACATTAGTGTTTGCTTGAACAGTATTTAAAAATCCACCACCCATTACAGATAATGTGGCAGTATTGACATTAGTGTTTGCTTGAACAGTATTTAAAAATCCACCACCCATTACAGATAATGTGGCAGTATTGACATTAGTGTTTGCTTGAACAGTATTTAAATAACCTATACCCGTAACGGTTAAAGTAGCCGTATTAACTGAAACATTTGCTTGAACTGTATTTGATGTGGTGGTGTTTTGAACGGTTAAATTACTGGACAATAAAGCATTTCCAATAACACTAAGAGTATTACCTAAAAATGTTTGGCCAGTTACATTTAAAACGCCGCCAATATTTGCTGTATTTGCAACTGTGAGGCCAGTGTTCGGACCTGAAGCAAATACAGGTCCTTGTACGTTTGCTTGACCAGATGCAATGATACTTAAAGATGTATTTGTAAAATATGCTTGCCCGCCAACACCTAAATTGTTATCAATTGTTGCACTTGAACCTACGCCAGTAACTTGAAATGTACTGTAAACGAAAACAGGTCCGTTTGCTCTCAATGATTGTGGTGTTCCGTTTAAAATTAATACACCAGAATCTTTGGTGTAATCACCTTTAGCTAAAGTATTATTCTCGTTGGTGAGATTTATTGTTGCTCCCATCCATTCATAGAATGTATTAGCAGCACTTATGATATTGACGGTATTAGCCATTTTTACCTTTTTCTAATATTTGTAGCATTAAAGATTTTATATCAGATAAATCATTTTTTATTTCATTAATTTCGGACCTTACTTTATTTATTTCTTCTTTTTGATTATT